GGCCGCCGCCCCCGCTGCAGCCCCTCTTCCGGCAGCGGGGGCGGCCAACACTGCCCCGGCCGATCGCGCCGCCGCGCAAATCGCCCTTCGCCTGACGCATGACCTGCGCCGCCTGAAGGAGATCAAGTCGATCGACCTGAAGATCGCGGCCAAGCGCGAAATGCTGCCGCATTACCGTGACTGGCTTGTCGGCCTGCACAAGGCTGACGCGGGCGTGGGAAGCGGCATCGCCGCCGAAGTGCTGCCGACCTGCATGGTCTGGATGATCGATGTCGGCGAATATGCGGACGCGCTCGACCTCGCCGAATTCATGATGCGCCACCGCGTCGAAATGCCCGCGCGCTATCAGCGAGATACCGCGACCGTCATCCTCGAGGAGATTGCCGAGGCCGCGCTGAAGGTACAGGCGGCGGGTGAAGAGTTCCCGCTCGCCATTCTCGATGGCGTAGATCACCTGACCCATGGCGAGGACATGCACGATCAGGCGCGCGCCAAGCTGCTCAAGGCCATCGGCGTCGAGCAGCTGCGCAGGGCCGAGGACTCCGAAGCCTCGACCAGCGCACCGCGCCTCAATGCCGCGCTGGATGTCCTGCGCGAGGCGCAGCGTCTGCATGATCGCATCGGTGTGAAGGACCGGATCAGGCGGGCGGAAAAGCTGCTCGCCGCGGTCACGTCCGAACCCGAAGAAACCAACGAACAGGGCGGCCAGAACGCCGCCTGACAGGCTCGCCCCCGGCGCTCGGGGGCGGATCGCGCGGGGCGGGAGGCTTCTCGAAGCCGCAGGGCCGCCCTCTGACCCGATCCCCACCCCCGTTAGCCGGCGGGCCGAACAGGAGGCACCATGACATTCGTTGCCCGCCCGCCGGAAGCGGAAATCGATCAGGCCCCGCCTGCCGAAAGCGCCGTGATCAATGACGGCTTCTTTCCGGATATCGAGCCCGCCCGCGTGCGCGAAGCCGCCCGCATCCCCACCAGCATCACGCCCGCCCGCCTGCGCGCCGCCATCCTTGGCGCGATCATGTCGGTGGAGATCGACCTGCGCGCCTGGGCGAAGGACCGGGTGGCCGAAGGCTGTGCCTCTCTCGCCGCCGTCCCGGCACCGCAGCTGGACGGGCAAAGCCTCCAGCTGGTCCGCTACCACCGCGCCATTGCCCTGCTGACCAAGGCCGAGCTGATCGAGCGGCACCGCGATTTCGATACGACCGCGGCCGGCAGCAATCAGGCAGACGAGCTGGAAGTGTCCATCGGAGAACTGCGCCGCGATGCCATGCACGCGATCCGCGACATCCTCGGCAACACGCGCACTACCGTGGACCTGATCTGATGGCGGCCGAGCAGCGCCTCGTCGCCCGATCGGGAGACAAGCTGGACCTGCTGCTGTTTCGCGAAGCGGGACTTGGACCGTCCGACCTAACCCGCGTCCTCGATGCCAATCCGGGCCTTGCCGATCTTGGTCCGATCCTTCCGCTGGGCACGATCGTGATCGTTCCCGCCACTGCCGAGATAAGCGCCCCGCGCGTGCGGCCCCTCATCCAGCTCTGGGACTGAAACCATGGACCTGCGCACCATCCTCCCCTCCATCGCCGATGCCATCGGATCGCTCACGCCTTCGCTGATCGGCTCGGCCGTTGCCCAGGCGTGGAAGCCGGGCCTCTCGTGGCGGCAGCGCTTCGTGCAGTGGATCGTCGGCTCCACCGTCAGCTTCTACGCCACCCGCGCCATCATCGAACTGACGGGCTGGAATGATTTCGTCGCGCAGTCGATTGCCTTCGGCATCGCGCTGCTCGCCTTCGACGCCACGCCCCGCCTCGCCAAGGCCGCAACCGACGCGCTTGCCAGCGTGCCGGGCCGCCTTGCCGACCGCTTTCTGCCGAAAAAGGACTGAACCATGCAGCTGTCGCCAAACTTCAGCCTGGACGAATTCACCGCATCGGCCACCGCCGAGCGCGAACGGATCGCCAACTCCCCCAACGCCGGGCAGATCGCAGCCATGAAGCTGCTTTGCACTAAGGTGCTGGAACCGCTTCGCGCCCATTTTGGGCAGCCGGTTCGGATCACTTCCGGATTCCGGTCACCCAAGCTTTGCCTTGCTGTCGGTTCGACCACGGGCAGCCAGCACGCGAAGGGCGAGGCCGCCGATCTTGAGATCGCTGGCGTCGACAATCTCACCGTGGCCAGCTTCATTCGTGACCGCCTGCCCTTCGACCAGCTGATCCTCGAGAATTACGTGCGCGGCAATCCGAGCAGCGGGTGGGTGCATGTCAGCTATCGTGACGGTCGCCTGCGCAAGGAAGCACTGACCTTCGCGCGCCGTAACTATTTCAAGGGACTGCTCGCTTGATCGGCGCCTCCCACCTTGCCCTTGCCGGGGCGCTGGCTGCCTGCGTCTCGGGCATCGGCGGCTTCGCCTACGGCACGCGAATCGGCGTGACGCAGGAGCGGGCGGCGCAGAAGCGCGCGGACGATGCCGCAGATGCCGTGCGCCGCAAGCTGCAGGGCCAGATCGATGCATCGAGCCAGCGCGCCCAGGCCGCGGAATATGCCCGCCAGTCCAGCGTCAGGGAAATCTACCATGAAAGCCAGAAGGTCATCGAACGCCCGGTCTATCGCAATGTCTGCATCGATGCTGATGGCGTGCGCCTGCTCGACCGTTCCGCCGCGATCGCCAATGCCGAAGGTGTCGTCCAGCCTTCTGGCACCGCCACCGCCCCTGCCGAAGGCGCAGCGCAATAGCGCAGGCGAGATGGATGGCGCGGATGCCGTCGCCAGCCTGAACGCGCTGTACGATGTGGCTGGCCAGATCCGCGCCATGCTGATCGAACTGCAGGCACAGGTCCGCATCGCATCGGAGGCGGATCATGCGCAAAGCCGATAGCCTGCGGCGCTGGCTGACCGCCTTCCTGTCCGAATTGAAGACCCACCCGGATCGCCTGCAAGTCTATCTGGAAGGCGGCCAGGTCGGCGCGCGCCGTTCCGCCACGCTGTCCTTCGCCTATGCCTATACGGTCAAAGCGCTCATCACGGACTTTGCGGGCGATACCGATACGATCATGGTCGCCGTTCTGGCATGGATCGAGAAGGAACAGCCGCAGCTGCTGCAGGCGAGCGATGGCAAGCCGTTCCAGTTCGAAGCCGAACTTCTCGACAGCGAAACCTATGACATCGAACTGTCGATCGACCTGACCGAACCCGTGCTGGTCATCCCGCGCGTGGACGGCAGCGGCTACGATGTGACCCACCCCGAGGAACCAGCCTTCCCGCCGATGTTCGATGGCGTGACCGCGTCCTTCCTGCAGGGCTTTGGCAATGTCCAACTGCTCGCCGAAACCACCGATCCTGATGCCTTTCTGACACCGGCGATTCCGCCTGACGCATGACGGACGATCTGGCCGAAGTCGAACGCATCGCAGGCGCCCTGCTGCGCAGCCTGTCATCGGGCAAGCGGCGCGCGATCATGCGAAAGATGGCACGCGAACTGGCAATCAGCCAGCGCCAGCGCATCACCGCGCAGCACCAGCCCGATGGCAGCGCCTTCGAACCGCGCAAGGCCAAGCAGCCGCCGGTATCGGGCCGGGGTACGGCCTGCTTCCTGTATCCCGCACACGGCGGTGGCCCGCCGCGCCGCGTGATCATGAAAAGCTTCACTTGGGGCACGGGCCGCTCAATGACCGGCTTCGACATTGAGGCCGGCGGCATCCGCACCTTCGAATTCGACAAGGTGGTCAAGTGGCTCCCCGTACCGGAAGAATACCGCAACCGCGGCGCCGGCAAGCTGCGCCGTCGCGGCGGCCTGCGCCGCAGGGCCATGTTCCGCCGCCTGGCCAGTTCAAAATTCCTGAAGACGCAGACCGACGACAAGGGCTTCTGGGTCGGATTCACCGGCAAGGTCTCGCAGATCGCCAGCGTCCACCAGCAGGGACTGCGCGACAGGCCATCGCTCCGGGCGAAAGCCGTTCCCTATCCCCGGCGTGAACTGCTGGGCGTGACGCCCCTCGACAGGGAGAACATGCTGGACGCGCTATACCTGCACATTGCAGGGAATTGATTTTAAGTAGCGTGTTCAGGTCTTTAGTCTGAACAGCAACTCTTTCGGATGCACTGACAGAGCCCTCATCGCGCATATGGCCAGTATGCGCCCATTCTCGCCGCTCGATCGCAATTTCCCTGCCGTCCATAGCGGACACTAAAATCTGACCCGAGTTGGGAGAAATCTATCGCTCTCATGCAATATGTGGAACGACAGGTAGTGGTCGAAAGTCGCATGCTGCGGTTGACTGCGACATCATGCGGAACAGCTTTCTTCGGTTTCGATGATCATCTCAAACTTTTGGCGCCACTCCACCCTTTTTCAAAAGCGCTGCGCCAATGCGGAAGAGGTCGGGCATGTCATAACGCCCGTCTGCACGGCCTGTGAGGACGCCCATTTTAGTCAGGCGATCGGCAAGCTCGGGCTCTCTATTCGACAGATCACGTTTTCGAAACGAACCGATCGCAACCGGAGGGAGTGCATTTTCTTTGCGCGCAATTTTTACGGCAGCTTCCACTGTAGCGTTCTCTATCCAAGCGTCAAAGAAGACCTGTGGCTCTGCTGGCACCCGTAGCCCCGCGAGCGGCTGGAGAACCCGTTTGATCCAAGGGTATTCCGTATTCAGCTGCTCGATGCGGACCTTTGAGGCGTCTCGGAGCCCGTCGCGGATCATTTGCGGCAGAAGGATGAGGGCGCCTGCATCTCGAGATTGGGTCCTTTCGGCAGCGCTCTGCATCAGGATAAGAAAG